TCTAGATAGTCTACCACCAGAATATCTGGGGCAAAGTCGTGATGCAGCTTAAGCTGAACAAGCAGTGCTCTGATCTGGTTAACTGTTAGTTGACCGACAGGGAACTCCTTGATGATTAGCTGGGCACCGTTGAACTTCTTCTGCACCTGTGCCAGCCGATCCTTCAGAAGAGGGTAGGTAGCCTTGTCCTTAAGCTTATGGTTAGGAAGCATTGTAAGGATCGAATCGAATCTCTGAGCAATCTTGTCCTCTGCCATCTCCAAGGAGATGTACAAAACCTTCTTGTTTTCCTTTAGTGCCGTAGCTCCTTGGTTAACAAGGTAGAGAGACTTTCCCACACCGGGAGGAGCGATGACTATGGCAAGCTCTTTGGCATTCAAGCCTCCGTCGAGGAAATCATTAAAGGTATTAAATACAGTACGGTACTTCTTCTTCTCCTTGTTATCAAAGAGACGATGAATGCGCTGATCAATATCGTTAAAGTAAACCTGACCGACGTTTACCTCCCGGGTGACAAGCATCGCTTGTCTTACCTTCTCTTCAATCTCGGAGATACGATTCTCCTTAAGCAGGACAACGCTATCCTTAATAGCTTGAGAGATTGCCTGCTTGCGGGCGAAGTCTTCAACAAGATCAAGAACGAACTCACGGTTATCATGAACCGATGAGTCAATATTATTGATCTGCTGAATGTCCTCCTCAAAGTCCGAAAAGCTCTGGCCCTTGGGGAGATTCTTCTTAATGTCCTCAAGAAGGATATCGTCAGGTGGGATTACCTTGTACTTATCGTAGTGGGTCTTAACCCGATCAAAGATAAAAGCATACGAAGGGTACTCAAAGTACTCTGGCTTTACAAGGCTAGAGATTTGTGAGTAAAAATCCTTGTCATGCTTTACAAGGTACAGAATACCACGCTGGATATTATCTGAGAATGAATAGCTCATTTTGATGATTGTGAGTTGTTTGATCTTCCTGGATTAAACTTCTTATTATTTTGGGTATGCTTAACTACTACTTCTTTTCTGGCTTTCTCTGCGGAGGCAACCTCAGATTCGGACAGCTTCTTTGCTTGACCTGTCTTTACCATGTGATCCATGTCTGGCACAACTGCCTTGTAGTGGGAAGCTCCCCCGATACCCTCAATACGCTTTTTAGTCCCTTCGATTGAGGAGTCGTAAAATTTATGAGCCATATCTTTATCCATGCCTTCATGATTATACTTCTCAACCTTTCTTTTTAGTTGAGAGGAATCTTTCTTTACAAGAACATTAAAGCTTCTTACCATGTTCTCGCCACAATCGGGGCACTTCTTATTTCTTGGTTCACCATTTTTCTTAGCAGTAGTCTCCCCCACCTGATTGCAGGCAGGGCAGACCATGTTAAGATACTTATTGCGGTCTTCAAGGCTCTTATCGTAAGCCTCCACCTCTTCGGGAGAGAGTCTACGAGATCCCTCGTAGATTACTCTCTCTCCCTTTGAGAACTTAATAGTATAAGTTACCATATCAGCTTCCGCAGCTATTATCCCCGATTCTGCATACCTCGGCTGAAGCAGCTTCGGCAGAGGCAGTAGCCATCACTGGCTTGGCATACTTCTCAATATTCTCAGGAGTTAGAGCGATGGCTTGGAGTGGCTCCATCCCCTTCGATCCCGCTCTGTACACCGTTAGGCCCTTAAGGTAAGGAGCGTACTGAAGCGCAACCTTTGATATCTCTTGCCAATCCGCACTGTTAGGGAGATTAATGGTCTTACTAATCGCATTGTCGATATACCGTTGGATAGTGGCCTGAACCTTCATGTGCTCTTCAGGGGCTACATCATAGGCTCCGACGAACAAATCTAGCTCCTTTCCTTGTTCCAAATACTCCTTGAATAGTGGATCAAGCACGACTTCCTCAGCCCAGGTGTTGGCTACACGATAACGTCTCATGTACATCGCGGCAAAGATTGGCTCAATACCGCTTGAAACACCGTGAACCATTGAAATAGTTCCCGTAGGTGGAACAGTTAACATTACAGCGTTACGAATTCCGTGCTCCTTGATAAGCATTCTGATTCTAGCAGGGAGAGTCTTAGCGAAGTTCTCCTGTAGATAAAGGTTAGCATTGAACGCAGGGAATGGTGACTTGTCTCTGGCGAGGTATACTGAAGTCTTGTAAGCCTCGTCGCGGATCGTGGCAAAAAGTCTATCAAGGAATTCAAGTGACTTCTCTGAGCCATACTTTACGCCCAGCTTGATAAACATATAGTGAAGTCCGAGAACCCCAAGACCGATGCGACGAGACCGTTGGCCTACCTCGTTACATTCTGGGATTGGATAGTGGTTTACCGTAAGAACGTTATCAAGGAATCGCACTCCCATGCGAACAGTGTGAGCTAATCTCTTCCAATCAAACTCACCGTTATCAACCATGTTGGCAAGATTGATATTGCCTAGGCAGCAGTTACCGTAGGGTGGGAGCGTGATCTCGCCACATGGATTAGTGGCATTCATACGCTCGAAATACGATACGTTGGTGTAGTTATTGGCGAGGTCGATATTAAAGATTCCAGGGTCACCAGACTTAACTGAGTTCTCCCAAATCTTGTTCCACAGACCAAGAGCCTTATACTTTACTTCACGAACGTCCTCAAAAACGTCGTTGAAGTGCTTTAGCTGATGAAGCTTAACTCTCTCAACGGCATCATTCTCGTCTAGAGCTACCGTAGTAACTTGCTCGCGCTCTCCATTTGGTGAAACACGAGTCATCTCATAGACAAAATACTTTCTGTTATTAAAAGTAAAGTACCAGTCCTCGTCATTCTCACACGCTTGAATAAAGCGATCAGTGATAGCAACCGAGATATTGAAGTTAGTAAGCTCGCCAAGATCCAGCTTAACCTTCAGGAACTCCATGATATCTGGATGAGTTACATTTAACTCAGCCATCAGAGCAGTTCTACGATTCTTACCTGCTCTCACATGGTTTCCAATCTCATTGATCATACGCATGACCGAGACTGCGCCTGGAGCAGAGTTCTTGATGTTTTGGATATCATCTCCGCGTGGACGGATCTTACTAAAGTTAAATCCGATTCCACCGCCAGCACAGGAGATCTTGTACATATCGGCAATGACCTTACCGATTGAATCTACATTATCCTCTGGCTCTAGAACGTAGCAGTTAAGCATATTCTGGCGAGAGCGGCCTGAGCCGAAGATAATTCTTCCGCCAGGAACGAAGTCTCCAGCAGCTAGAGTCTCAAAGAATCTACGCTCGTATGACTCCTTATCCTCGTCCTTTTCCGCAGATGCTATGTGTTTAGCCATAGCTCTGCAACGATCTGAATACTTCGTTTCGCCTGGATAAGCGTAACGATGCTCGAAAATCTTCTGACCTAACTCATTTAATTGCTTTACTCTCATATAATCCTCGATTCGCCGTTTCTCTTTTCTATTGTTAAAATTTGGCACCCGTCTAATAAACTCTTAAGGTGCGCGTTGTGGGTAATTAAAAATATCGTCTTATCTTCTTCCTTCAAACTCTTCAAAAGGTTATGAACACCTTGGCATCCATCCTCATCCATATTCTCAGCAATTTCATCGAAGAATATAATATTCGACTGTTCCTTAGAAGTATGGGTTAGAAGTGATTGTAATGCCAACATGACAGACAAATTGATCTTTCTCTTTTCACCACCACTCAACGAAATATATGAAAGCTTTCTACCATTATTATGGATAGTCTCTTCCAGTTCCTCGCTGAATGAAATTGTGAACTGACTATTAGTTAGGAGAGAAAGATATTCGTTTGTCTTAAAATTGAGATAATCTAGAATATTTCTTACAAAGTATTTAATTATACCCTGTTCTGAGAACGCTTTTTCCCAGAACCTCATAACTTCGTAATTAACTTCTAGCTTCTGCTTTTCGGCTTCTAATACCTTTGTACGAGAAAGGAGTTCATTATACTCCTGTTTTATCTTTTCTTGAGATAAAAATAAATCTTGCTTTTGCTTAAGCAAGACCCATTCCTTAAGGCTCGTCTTAGAAGTTAGTTGAGCTACCTCTTTATTTAATTTATCTATCTTATTATTTAATTTTAACTCTTTGTTCTGGATAGCCGCTATACGCCGAAATAAGCCCCTCAGATTCCCCTCGGTCTGCTTCTTCATGTAGACCTTTTTACAGGTCTTACAGGTGTCCTTGTGCGCGTATACGCCCAGCTTATGCTGACGCTCTAAAGGGTAGCGTTTACTCTGTAGATCGTCTCGTTCATATTTTAATGCTGTTAATAACTCTTTGCGGTTAGTAATTAAAGATTCTCGTGCCATAACCTGTTCCATAGTCTCTTTTAATTGAACAGGCTCAGTCTCAACTAACTTACTCTTTAACTTATCTCGCTGAAAAGTTAATTCTTGGAGAAGTGTCGCTCCCGTTTTTATTCCGGTGCTGTATTCCGACTTTAATTCTTTGATTCTATCTCTCCAGCCAAAGATATCCTCAAGGTTTAAGAAGTTGCGGACAATGGTTCGCTTGTCATCCGCAGAGGCAGACAAGAACTCTAGATCAACGTGCTGACCAAATACGATAGAGGCTACGAAGGTCTTATAACTAAGACTAAGCTCTTTCTCTATCTTCTCTTGCGTCTTTAGAGCATTCTCCTGGGTCATGTCCACGCCGCCCAAGAAGAAGTTCAGTATGTTGGGACGCTTGCCTCGACTGATTACAGCTTTACCGATGCCCTTCTTCTCTAGTGTAATCTCTACTTCTAGATTCTTCTTATTGTCGCAGTTGATAAGGGCATCCTCGGTAGACTTTCTGATAGTCTTCCCGAAGAGTGCAAAAGTAATCATCTCAAGGACAGAACTCTTACCTGAACCATTGCTTCCTCCAGAGTCTCTGTTTACTCCCTTAACATAAACAATATTCTTAAACTTGGACAGATCTAAATCTAAGCTTTTGAAACTATAGAAGTTCTTAGCTCGTAGTCTCTTAAGAATCATTGTTACCTTTTAGTAGTTTTAGACCATCCAACAACATAGTAATTGGAATCTCGGTTTTGCACTCATTAATATAGTTCGTGATTAAATCGTCGTTTAATTCAAAAACCATACTCTTTGGTCTATAAGTGCTGTGCTCCTCTTTCTCATCTGACATAGGTAAATACTTAATATCCACATAGGATACCTCGTACTCCTCCATGATCTTCTTTCTAAGATCAACCGAGTTCTGATCTAGGATCTGGTTTAGATAGACTCGCAGGATGGTCTTGTAATTAGGATCTGATATAAGGTCCTTGTTAGCTTCCAACGAGCCAAGATCAAACTGAAGGTAGCGAATACCATGATTGATCTTCTTGAATTCGTAGGTGGCATCCCCGTAAATTACAGCATAGCGATGATTGTTATCGCACTCTGCAAACGCTGTAGAGTATGGAGTTCCTAC